TGATGAAGATCAGTTTGCTTTTATTTGGAAAGGGGCTAACAAAACCGAAGATGAATTTGGAAATACAACTGATTTGGGTGTTAATGGATTCAAAGCATACAGATCATCATGGGATGAACAACCTGGTAGGGATCAAAAGTGGGCTGATGAAATTAAAGCACAATTAGGTGAAGATAGATTCCGCCGAGAAATCGGTTGCGAATTTATTATTGCTGATGAAACACTTATTAATCCTAGTACATTGATTGATTTACAAGGTATAGAACCAATTACAAGAATGGGACAAGTTCGTTGGTATCAGAAACCAGTGAAGGGAAATATCTATACAGTAGCATTAGACCCGAGTATTGGTACAGGTAATGACCCGGCAGCAATACAAATATTTGAAGCAAATACCGTCACGCAAATCGGTGAATGGAAACACAACAAAACTGATATCCCAACACAGATTAAACTAATGGCACAAATCAACAAGTATATTGTTGAATGCACAAGTGAACCAAATAATGTCTATTATAGTGTAGAAAATAACAGCATCGGCGAAGCAGCATTAGTATCATTAAACGAATATGGGGAAAATAACATTCCCGGAACATTTATCAGTGAACCCGGAAAAAAACGTAAGGGCTTTAATACTACACAAAAAAGTAAATTAACCGCTTGTGCTAAGTTTAAAACATTAATAGAAAGCAAGAAATTAACCATAAATAGTCGTAGTCTTGTCAGTGAATTGAAAGCATTTGTAGCACATGCAGGTAGTTATGCTGCTAAGATTGGAGACACAGACGATTTAGTTATGGCCAGCTTACTAAGTGTCAGAATGATTCAAGAACTTGGTTCATATCACTTTGAGTTAGATAGCTATGTCAGAGACCACGAAGAATTCGTTGCTCCGTTGCCCTTCTTTGCCGTGCTTAGTTGAGATTAAGATAAATACTCTATTAGAAAACTACCAAATGCCAACAAATACAGAATCATTAAACCGAGAACTGTTTAGATTACTATCTAAATACAAACCAAAACCATTGGATGCTGAAGGTAAATCTACCCCTATTCCTGATGAAGCAGATATTTTCAAGTTTGAATTCACCAAAGACGGGGAAGATTACGGAACTGTTTATGTTACTTTAGATGAAGATAGAGTATTAACTGTGTATTTTGGTGATGACGTAGCCGATAGTCCCGACGAAAAAACACCCAAATTAGATTACGATGACACATGGACTGGACTACTACATCAATTAAGTGCTTGGAGAATGACCAAAGGACTTAAGGGATTTGATACACAAAACAAAGACCGTGTTGGAGATGACATGGCAAGAAGGAACCATATGAGAAACAAAGATAAAATAGCAGAAGGTTACTACGCTACCGGCAAGAAGTCAAGCTACAGTGATGCTGTACCTAGCGTAAAGATTGTGATTGAACATAGCCGTGTTATTGAAGAAGGTGAACAACGCTATCGCAACATAAATAGAATTTTCCTAGAGAATCAAGCAGGTGAACGCTATTTACTTGATACCAAGAAGCCTGGCATTGCCCGTGTCTATGCTAGACATATTGCTGAGGGCGGTAAAGTCAATGATGACCGTTGGAGTCACATTGGTAGTCTTTGTGAAGAATATCAAAAGATGGCTGGATTTGTTCGTGCTACACGTAATGGTCAATTCAACGAATCAGCACAGTCATTAGTTAATGAAGGTATTGCACACTACGCAAGTCTACGTGAATCATTAAGCCGTATGACTGGCAAGCGTGGTTATAATGCATACTTTGAAAGTTGGACACCATCATTGATGGAAGATGGAACTGAAGAAAACAATCTAAATGAATTGTTTGTTCAAGAGACATTAGACCCAAGAATTGAAAGTGTAATGCCAATATTGAATAGAATACACAAAAAGGTAGCTGAATCAGTTATTGACAAAGAATTGAATAAGTTAGCAGAGTGGGCTGATAGTTTAGTTGAAGAAGAAAGTTTAACAAGTAATAATCCAATTGGTATTCCTGAAAGTGAAACTCCTACCCATAAAGGTGGTGCAGTTAGTAGTAAAAATGGGGTGACTCAACATAAATCAGGTCCCGGTGTATACGGTGGATATGATGCTAATAGACATCCTGATAGTCCTGAAGAAAAACATGTTGGTAGTCGCGGAGCAAAAACAGGACATCGTACAGATAAAGTTGTAAAACATAAAGAAGTTGACGAAAGCGCATTGCAAGCATATTTAGGTGACAAGAAGTATGGTGAAAAAGGTATGGATGCATTACGTGCCGCAGGTCGTAAACATGCTAGCAAAACAAAAATGCAAAACATTCGTGCTAAATTTAGTCATAAAGAAAAAGAAGTTGACGAACAGGCACCTGGATGGGCGCGCCACTTGGGCGGTGCAGCACTTGGTGCTGCGACGGGCGCGGGTGGTGCGTTTGCAGGTGCACCTCTTGGACCACTTGGTATGGCCGCCGGGGGTGCTTTAGCCGGAGCCAACGGGTATGACCTAGGCATGAAAGGGGTTGATGCAGTTTGGGATAAATTTTCAGGTAAAAAACCTGACGCACCTTTGTTGCATCAGACAAAAGATGCGTTTGGACGAGAACAAACCGCTGCAGGAAATGATGTGGCGGAGGGGCATCAAGTCGTGCCAGGCATTGATCGTGAAAAATACACAGAGCGTCCAGGATTAGAAGGCCCGTTTAGTACCAAATCTGGCAAGGTTGTTTACTACGACAAGCAAGAAGGCAAGTACTACGATCCTGGTACTGATTTCTATATTAGCCATGATGACTATCAAGCTATGAACGAGCAAGGTGTGGCGGAAGGAATGAATAACTGGGCATTGAAAGATAAGCATACGCAAATACCAATTCCACGGCCGCCTGGAAAGAATAATTGGTCCAAGAAAGATATTCATAATAGAGCGTATGACTTCCCCCCTACTAATTATGACAAGAATGGAAGGGACATGTACGGCCAGATGAAGCCAGAATTGACATCACAGACGGAAGGCACCGGTTCATCTATTGAAAGAATTTTAGCAGCACATCCTGAAGCAGTTGAAAACTTCAAACAAGGTGGAGATTTGGATTATGATTTAGAATCCGATCTATGGGAGTACTATTTTAATAACGGTGAAATTCGCAATTACGATGCTGATGCAAGTGAATTCATTTCACAAAGACTTGCAGATGAATTAGGATTGAGTGAAGGATTAGATGCTAACCAAAAGCGTGTAGGTCAATTAGGCCCAACCGAGAAAGTTAAAAACAATAACATCGGTAAACTAGTTGGTGCTAATGAAAATTTCATCAATACAGTTGACCAAGCTGTTGTATCTGAAGAAGATGAAATGGCTGAAAGTATTCTTAGTGCAATTAAAAAAGTAGGTAAAAAAGTTCTTGATACAGTAGCACCCGGTGATGAAGAATTACTAAAACAACTTGATAAAGATGTTCATGGTGGCAAGGTTCCAAACAGATATAACTCTGATGCAGAATCTGCTAAAAAATATCCAGCTGATAGTCGGAAAGTAAAAGTGGATGAATCCAGTGATGAATTGGCACGTATCCTAACGATTATGAATCACAGAAGATAAGGGTAAATTGCTTATCAAAAACCTCACTTAAAATGTGAGGTTTGCCATAACTGGGATAAATATACTTGACAGGAGAAGAAAGTATTGTTATACTTACTCATCGTGTTAGTTACTTCATGGTGAAGTAGCGAATAAAAAACGAGTCCATCTCAATTTATAAGGAAATATTATTATGGCATCACTAGCAGAAATGCGCGCCCGTATTGCAGCGCAAGAAAACAAAACAAGCAATAAGGGTTCTAACACCCAATCAGACAACTCAGTCTACCCCCACTGGAACATGGATGAAGGAACTACTGTTTCACTTCGGTTTGCACCTGACGGAGATCCTAATAATGAGTTTTTCTGGAAAGAAAAACAAATTATTAAACTTCCATTCAATGGAGTTAAAGGTCAGCCTGATATGAAGAAGGTTGATGTACAAGTTCCATGTATGGAAATGTATGGTGACAGTTGCCCAATCTTAGCAGAAGTTCGTCCTTGGTATAAGGATGAGACATTGAAAGAAATGGCTAACAAGTATTGGAAGAAACGTAGTTATTTGTTTCAGGGTTTTGTTCGTCAAAACCCAATTGGTTCAGATACAACTCCGGCGAATCCTATTCGTAGATTCATTATCAGTCCACAAATTATTCCAATCATTAAGAGTGGTTTGATGGATCCAGAAATCTTAGAACTACCAACTGACTATCTTAAAGGTCTTGATTTTACAATTAAGAAAACTAGCAAAGGTGGTTATGCTGATTACTCAACTAGTAATTGGTCTCGCCGTGAATCAGCATTGACTGAGGCAGAACAAGCAGCAATTGAAGCACATGGATTATTTAATCTTGCTGACTTCTTGCCTAAGAAGCCTTCAGAAGCTGAATTGCGTATCATCAAAGAAATGTTTGAAGCAAGTACTGAAGGTCAGCCATATGATCCAGCACGTTGGGGTCAGTACTATCGCCCATGGGGAGTTGACGCTCCTGCAGGTTCAACTACACAACCAGCTACTACAGCAGCAAGAGTTGCACCAGTTGCAGCTTCTAGTCTACCCGCTTGGGAAGATGATGTTAGTGCAGCAGAGGAATCTTTTGTAAGTTCTCCCGTAGTTGTGCCAAAAGCAAATGTATCAAGTGATAAAGCACAAGACATTTTGGCAATGATTCGTTCTAGGCAAAAGTCTTAATCTAGTATAGGGGCTCAGGCCCTTATCTTAGGAGAATAATATGACCATGCCAGATGAAAGATTTCGTGCCTTAAAGCAAGGTAAAAAATTATTAGAGGAATTGTGCGATCCTGGTCGTACTCCACGAGTACCTAGTTTAGTTAGAGATAGGGCAAGAGGAGTATTACGACATTATCCAAGTGATTATGATTTGGAAAGGATGGCAGATCAATGTCCCGATCTACTTGATAAAGTATCGTTTAATGATAGAATATATCTTAACGGTACACTTAACCGATAACAACAGAAAGAGAGAATATCAATGGCTAAGCCCTTCGATGTATCAAAATTTAGGAAAGAAATTACTAAGTCTATTGAAGGACTTAGTATAGGATATAACGACCCAACTGATTGGGTTAGTACAGGAAATTATGGACTTAACTATCTCATTAGTGGTGATTTTAATAAAGGCGTACCTCTTGGTAAAGTTACTGTCTTTGCCGGAGAATCTGGATCAGGAAAAAGTTTCATCTGCTCCGGAAATCTCGTTAGACACGCACAACAACAAGGCATCTACATAGTACTAATTGATAGCGAAAACGCATTAGATGAAAAATGGCTACACGCATTGGGTGTGGATACAAATGAATCTAAATTGCTTAAACTTAATATGGCTATGATTGATGATGTGGGTAAAACTATATCAGAATTTATGAAGTCATATAAAGCACTACCAGAAACAGACAAACCAAAAGTATTGTTTATTATTGACAGTCTTGGTATGCTATTGACTCCAACTGACGTTAATCAGTTTGAAGCAGGTGACATGAAAGGTGACATGGGTCGTAAGCCTAAAGCACTGACTGCACTTGTTCGTAATTGCGTTAATATGTTTGGTAGTCATAATGTAGGATTGGTTGCTACTAATCATACATATGCAAGTCAAGATATGTTTGATCCAGATGATAAAATCTCTGGTGGGCAAGGATTTGTTTATGCAAGTTCAATTGTTGTTGCTATGAAAAAACTCAAACTCAAAGAGGATGAAGATGGTAACAAGATTTCTGATGTAATGGGTATTCGTGCTGCTTGTAAGATTATGAAAACTCGCTATGCAAAACCTTTTGAAAGTATTCAAGTTAAGATTCCATACGAAACAGGTATGAGTCCTTATAGTGGATTGACTGATATGTTTGAGAAGTCTGGTGCATTGAAAAAAGAAGGTAACAGTTTAGTATATACTACTGAAGATGGTGAAATTCTTAAATCATTTCGTAAGGGATGGGAAGCAAACAAAGACGGTATCCTAGATAAAGTCATGTTAGAATACGTTGGAAAAACTAAAAAAGTGATAAGTAATGTAACACCTCAGGAGGAAGTTACAGAATGAGTTTAGATATTATATCAGAAGTTTGGGATGCATTGCGTGAACACATTGATTTGAGTGAACGTAATGATGCGGCATATACACTTGTAAATTTTTTAATTGATAATAATTTTGAGATAGAAGATATCAAAGATGCCTTCAAGGACAAAGATATCACTAAAGCATTAAAAGGTTACGCTGAAGAACACTTCCAAGAAGATGAGAACGAAGATTTTGATGAAGAAGACTTAGACGAATGGGACTAAATGAATTGGTACACACGCATAACGGTAACTTTAGGTGAGATACCTAATTTTCTTCAATACTTTGAAGCTGAGTTAGAAAATGCAAAAAAAGAAGTAAAGGTATACGGAAATGTTGAAAAGAACATTGCTGCTATTCCCGGTGTTACTGAACACAGATTCAATCAGCTACAAGAAGTAGAAGCGGTATTAAATTTCTTGAATATTCAATTAAAGAAGATTCGCCGAAAACATTTTCAAAAATATTTAGAAGCGTATAATAGAGCATTAACAAGCCGTGATGCTGAAAAGTACGCTGAAGGTGAAGATGAAGTAATTGATATGGAAGTATTGATTAACGAAGTAGCTTATCTTAGAAATCAATTTCTTGGAATCATGAAGGCATTAGAGTCAAAGAATTTTATGTTAGGTCACATTGTTCGCTTAAGGGCGGCTGGTATGGAGGATATTACAATTGGTTAATTCAAACACCGCAAAACAACTCGCAGCGCAACATAGCGCATTAAAATCTCTACACGTTACTGGGGCTAACCTGAGTCACAATACAATCACAACATTGGGCTCACGTCACCCAGGACTTACTATTACAGGAAGTAATACTATTACAGGATTGAGTATTACGGGTAATATGAATAATTCTGTAACGTGGGATAGTAATGGTAATGTAAAAAAATACGAAGTGGTTGAAACTACAGAGGATATTTTAGCATTAAGTGTTACTTGGCATAGATTGCGACTATTAGGTATCAATACTATTGAACGACCAACCACACTTACTGATAATATTTTGTTCGGCGTAATTAATCAGGAAGATAGAGATAGAGCAAATGTTATCCGTGACTATTTCAGTAAGAAAATTGTGATGATTACTTTGCGTGGTCAAAATCTATCTAGCTTTAGAAAAGATTTGAATACATTTATTCACGGTGATTGTAAAGTAGTTAAAGAGGAACTGATGCCATTGATTTATCGATTGCCTGAGTTTTATGACAACGATATCCAACATGATGAAATGTTTAGAGATTTTAATAAACATTTTGAAGATACGTCTAAGTTATGGAGAGGCACAAAAACTTTAAAGCCTGTTAGAAAATTCTTTATCAATTTGAAAACAAAGAAATTCTTAGAGTATTGGTTAAAAGATGAAAACGATAGAGGATATAGAATTGAAATCCCAGTTGAAAACAAATTGAATCATCTTTGGGAACACTTTTTTAAGCAAGAAACTATCCCAATCTTAGGTGCTTATAGATACAGCGAACACGATGGCATTAACTACTATCAGATAAAAGATTGGGAAATTGACTTTACCAAAACTTGACATTAAATGGTTTTGGGTATATAATACTCTTTATAGATAGTTAACTAAAGGAGCTTTTTATGACTGCAACCGTGTATGATCGTCTGACCGAGAAACAAAAGCGTGAAGTCCGCATGTATGGTGTGACCGAAGCAGGCATGCGTGAGTCTGTGGAATCTAGTTTCACCTTCAAATACTCCGGTCCTGCTATGATAGCTGCTAGCCTCATGAGTGACGCCCAAGAAATGATTAATCCCGAGTACGGTGATGTTGACTTCAATCGGGCTGAGGATGCCCGTCAATGCCTAAATCGTGCAAAGTGGATTTTGTTTGAATACGTGATGCCCAAAACTTGACATTAAATGGTTTTGGGTATATAATAGAGTCTTAGATTGATTAACGGAGCAAATATGTCTGAATTCACTACTTGGGAAGAAATGAGCACTTTAGAGCAAATGGCTTCCCAGTACTGGGATATGTACAAGGACGCACACGGTATTCGCCCACGCGGCATTGATACGTCCAGCTGGACTGAGGCAGACTTTAACAAGGAATTTGAGGAACTGTACCTCATTGCAGAACTCAACTGCCGTCAGCGTCAGGCAGATGAACAGGATGCGGCTAGGAAATTTGAGCAGCATGTAACCAACACTATTTGCATGGGTGCCCGTGACCGCGAGACTGCATTGCGTTGGATCATGGATGCTAGCAACGCTAATGGCGATTGGGAATATCTGTGCTATGATTTGGGCCTGCCCTATCATTATTTTCGTAAGGCTGCTTGAGGCTGACAATAAATTGGAACAAGCAAATGAAATATATTATTTTGCTAATATCTGTACTACTCACGGGGTGTGCTTCAGGCATTCAACGACCAAACTATGGTTACATGGTACCCATGTGTCAAGGTTTTCACGACAAAGGTGACTTTGCTACCTGGGCACAATGTTCGCAAAGTGTCCGCAATGTAGAATCACAAATTGGTCAAACAATCATAATGAGTTTGCTTAAAAAATAAAAACATTAATCTTTGCAAGTGTATTACTCTTCACCGATTGAGGCACTTGCTATCAGGCTTGACATTAAATGGTTTTGGGTATATAATATATACTTAGACAGTCAACAACAGGAGTAGAAGATGGGTTACAAAGTTGTCGCAGACAAGTATCAGATGGATGAAATGCGTACCAAGTATGGTCCGCGTAAAGGTCTAGAAGGCCCCTTCAATTTCACCGGTCGGGTGTTGTATTATGACAACATAGAAGGCGCCTACTACGATCCAACTACGGATTTCTATGTTGAGCAGTCTGAAATGGACATGATCCATCAGCGTATTGTCAATATCCTCAAGGCTTGACAACAAATAGTTTTGGGTATATAATATACTCTTAAACAGTCAACGAATGGAGTAGATTATGAAAGCAAAAATCCTGATTACTGGCATTGAGAACATGAGATTGTTCCAGGGTAAGTTGCCCACAAAGCGTTGGGGTTTTTGCGAGATTGTTCGGGAGGTGACGATTGAGCCTTGCCCGCATGGTATGTATTTGGATGGCAACAATGGTTACATCATGGTTAATGGCAAAAAAGTCCATGTTGTTAATCGCCATGGTGATGCAGTTTTGTTTGAACTCAGTTGCTAAACGGTTGACATTAAATGGATTCGGGTATATAATATAGTCTTAATCAGTTAATTAAAGGAGTTAGTTTATGATGGCAGCATCTGGTTACAAAGCAAAGAAGGATCTCAAAAACTCAGTAGGGAAACCACTGCGGTACAATGAAACTTCAATGTTTGGTCCTGAATACCGGTCAACCGGCAAGTTCTGTGTAGTTGGTCCTAGTGCCTATGAACGCAAATGGTTTGCTGAAGTGACCATGAAAGATAATGTGATTGTTAAAGTGGCATAGGTTGACATTAAATGGTTTCGGGTATATAATACACTCTTAATCACTTGAAAGGTACTTATGAAAATGTCTCTAGTTGAAATCAATACGTTGATTGCACAAGATAACACTGTTTTTTCTAAAATGCCAACAAGCGAGGGCCAAGTGTCTCGCATTGTGTTTGAGAAAAACTTTCAGGGCCTGCATATCCCAGTACTGACTAA